TGTTTATCTTATCAAAAAACTCTTGCAAGTGTCTCGATACATTATTCATCTTCTCTTTTGCATCCTCACACTCACCAGAAGGAACCTTTACCTTTTCTTCCTCATTATCAAGATGATTCAGTTTCGTTGATACAAGATTATTATCTTTATCTCTTACAAATCCGTCACTATTGACAATTACACCTGATTCTTTCAGTGGTTTATCCTCTATAAGAGATACACCATCACTGTTATTGATAAGTTTGTCAAATGCAAGAGGTTTGAAATTTGTTGATCCTTTCTTCAGAACTTCCGCATATGCTTCTGGATCTTCTATGTTATAATTTGCGTAAAATGCTCCTAGCACCACTGGTTGTTGTCCTTCATCCCCGTCAAGGAAGAAACCAATAACCATCTCCCCACCCTGTAAGGCAAATGAAGTTCCTGTATTATTATTACCTGCACCAAATTGAGGAGCTACAAGAAAATGTGCCCAAGGTAAGTTTTCATCAGAAATTCCACCCTCATCACCGTTTTCGGGAGGATGATATCCAAGAATTCTAATTTTTGCTCTAAACCCATTGTCAAAGTTTTGATTGTCTTCAGTTCTCCAGTATTTGTCAGGTGCAACCTGAGCTATAAACCACTGAAAACCATCTTTACCAAGAAATGATATATTAGAGTGTCTTGTCTCAAGCATTAGTCATCATATATTAGACACTCAGGTTCATCTGGATGCATGTCGCAGAATAATTCTAAAGCATTCGGATCATGATGATCACCTGCTTCGATTTCATCATGATGATGATCGACATACTCTTCAAGTTCATGTAACTCATCAAGAGTGTGTCTCCTCATGGGTTCTGAGGTTTTAGGATCAGCAATAACTTCTTTATCGTGCTGAATGTGATCTTCGATTGTTTTCATTTTACTCGTGTATGGTAAATGAATCTCTTACGAGAGTGAGTCCAGTGAAGTCCCCATCTGGATTACCCATTTCATGAGATAATCTGGCAATCATATAGATGCCACTTTCAGGTGAGTTCTTTGCTAAACTCTTATCAGTATTTATGTTGGGAAAATTGACCTTAATAAGTCTTCCCACTCTCAAATTTAGATTCATAGGAACTGTAATCTCTAACAGTTGTGAGAATAAAGCAGAGTATCTAGATGCAGACTGTGCTTGAAGTCTTGCTTGATCTTGAGGGGCATCTGTGCCTTTACCGTCTTCATCTACAGACATAGTGCCCGAATCTAATGCACCTAAAATAATTCTGGATGCAGGTGCTTTGTAGTCACTAGGCACTACTTCTTTATCATTTGCTTTTTTTACACTTTCATTATACCTGAAGTTGTGAAAGAATACTTTACGAGTTATCACATCGTAATACCAATTATTTGTACTGAATGTTCCCAACCTTAATTTCTTTATTATATCATGACTCTCTTTGAATATGGGATCACTTGCTAACATAAAATTATTTTTAGGATCAAGACCAACTTTGAAAGCAGTCATTTTATATTCAAATATTTCATAGTCTGGTTCAGCATCTTTTCCACCCTCCTCAAAAATTTTATCAATACTTCTAAAGTTGTACCCGTCTAAAGTCTCATAAAACAAAAATCCAGCAGATCCTGTTGTCGCACTCTCGCCATCTACAGTTGTAGGTATTGATTTACGACATAAATCTGCTATACACTTGAAAGGTCTTCTATAATTACCATAAAATCTACATTTATTTGTGGCAGTGTCCATCTTGAATAATTCTTTATCAATTATGGTGAGTATATCTTTCACCGAATTATGTATTAAATCAGTGTATTTTTTTGTTACCCTTGTTGTATGATTAGATAAAGCACCCTCTCTTTCGCATATAAGAGTGTAAATTTCTTTTTTATTATCTATCGTGTGTCCTACGATATTAGTAACCACTAAATCTAATTCAATCTCATCGTCATTACTTGGGTGTAAATATTTCAATTTTACACCTGACCCACTTCTTACAGGTAGTTTATTGATTATTCCATGTGCATCAACCACACTTATATCTACGTGGATGGATGGGTCAACAACATCCTCATAGTATTTAATGTAGGTCAATTGAGGTGCTAATTCAAGAAAATCACCACCCCTATCATCAGGGAAAACTTTGAATCCCTTGATTTGATGTCCTTTTGTCCAAATTTTGTTTTTGTTCATGCGGTCAGTGAGGATTCAAAGGCAATGTTTGCAGCAACTGCATCGTATGGATTTACTGTTGCTATTGTGCTACGACCACCTAGATTTATATTCATAGATGAAGGGGGTGTGGTGGTGGTATTATCATTATTACCCAATATAAGTAAGTCTGGATCTAATGATGCAATATTTGTTCCTTCTGGATTTGGGTCTAAACTTGATATATCAAAACCTCCTTTTTGTTTTATTATCTTAGGTACAAATTTATTTGCAAAATCCTCAAGAATTTTCAATGCTCTTTTAGCATCATTAAGTCTTATCAAAGTTGATTCTTTTGGATTTAGACGTTGCAATTCAGTTAAAACATCAATCTTGTCTAGAAGTTCAGATCTTTGAGCACTTATCCTTCTATTGACTGAATCCATACTACTCTTTATATTGTTTTTTGTCGTTCTCTTTACTATCTGAGGTTTTATTTTTTCTATAAAATTCATCGCATTTCTAGTCAATCTATTCTTATCAAGCAATACATCTTTTCCACTTTGCCTTACAATATCATTAATAATATCTTTTGATTTTGGATCGTTTTCTATTTCCTTTAATATTTTTTCATCTTCTTTTTCTAATTTTTTGAGAAATTCATTTTCTTTTTTATTTTTCTTGATCTTTCTTTGTAATTTTATATTCAATCTCTCAGCTTCAAGTTCTATTCTTTCTTTTTTTGTAAGATTTCTGATCTCCATTCCTTTTTTACTTATACCTGGTGCTCCTTTCTGACCAGGCACTATTGTACCCCTTTTATTGATAGCGGATGCTGTACTCATCCTGATTTTTTGTTGAGTAGATTTTGGAAGACCCTTCATTATCATTCTTCCAATTGCTGCTAATTGTTCTTTCTCGGATAATTTCCTCAAAAAGGGTCTCTGTGCGAGAAATTTCTCCATTATTTTTATGGAGGTAGGGTCTTTAGCGGTTTTTCCTTTCGATAGAACAGCAGCAGTGACTACAAGAGCTGCAAGAGCAGTGGTGCCTACAACTTTAGTTTCTGGTTTGTTTATAAATTTGTCAAATTTTTCCCTAAATGAAGGTAATTTTGGAAATTTTGGAAATCTACGACGTTTTGTGACAAAATCATCATCATCTCTTCTCCTTTGTATTGCAAGACCACCAACAACATCTTCAAACTTATCTAAAACGTTATCGAAATCATCCAGTGCATCAGAAAACAATGTTTTTTGTGTGTTTAAGAGAACTCTTTGCTCCTCAAATTGCCTCCTTCTATTTGCACCTGTAAACAAATCTGCTAATCTACCACCTGCCAAACTACCAATTATAGCACCACCTGCACCACCAATTACGGTGCCAATCGGACCTCCCACTGCTGTGCCCAGTATCGCTCCATACTTAGCACCTGCAAGTGAACCTGCTAAACCACCTGCAGCACCAACACCTGCTTGTACATTTGATTGACCCTCTGCACGTCTACCTATAAAATCGAGACCTGTACCAACAACTGCAAGAGGTTTTGCTAATCTACCTAATCCACGCACCCTAGATAAATTAGATGTACCTCTTTGCATTCTCAAAAGTTGATTTGGAGACCTAGGTGTTTTTGTCAGTCCCCTTCTTAATAAACCTGCTCCACTTCCAATACCTAATAATCCAAGTGCACCGCCTATTACGCCTCCTGTTCCTGTCCCTCTACGTTTTGACGCTAAGTCTTTTAGTGTACGACCTCTTTCTTCTACGAGTTTCCTTTTGATAACAAGAGATTTTTTTTCTAGATTTCTCTCTATTCGATTACTGTTTACTATACCTCTACTCAAAAAAATTGATGATCTTGAGAGTGCACCAGTTATATTTCTTATTTTTTGTTCTGTCATGCTAGACCCACCCCAGTGCCTAAAGCAGTAGCAGACTCAAATTTATCAATCGTTCCACCACTGCTATTAAATCTGGTGTTGACTTTGACATATGTTCTTTTAGCAGTTAGTCCAGAAAATCTTGATGAATTTTTAGGTTGATCATTGGTTATACTTGATAAGTCAATAATATTTCCTCCACCTTCAGCATTATTATTATTAAAATTCTTTGATATCATTGTCTCTATACTTAGACTTCCTAAATCAACAGAAGTATTGTTAGATAGATCTGGATTTATATCACCTAGTGCGACATTTGTAGATTGAAAATTATTATCATTTACCTTTACATTTCCTTTGTTTATAATGTTTTCCTCTGATGAATTATCAATCAAAGATATATTTTCATTCGTAACTTTATTCTCTTCCTTATTTTCAAAACCTGGTGGTGGTTCAAGTATTCCATTGCTCTCCATAAATTTCATAATATCAAATTCTGGATTTAATGGATTAGAAATAACTTCATCATTATTTGAGGTATTATCATCACTCATATCTCCCTCAACAATGTTCTCTACAAGTTTATCATCTAATGTACCTTCCTCTGTTTTTCTTCTATCAAATGATATACCTGATAAGATCGCATCAAATCTTCCTAAAATTGCTCTAAATCTATCTACATCAGGTTTGCTTATAGTCTCCCTTCCTCTAATTACTCTTTGAGCACTAATTTGTCTTCTCCTATCAGCATTTTGATTCGCACTTACAAGACCTGGTAATATGAGTGATGCAGCAAGTGCAGCAGTAATAAGGAGAGGATTCTTCATTTTAGATGCACCAGCAACTTTACTTCCAAGTCCCACACCAGCACCACCTCTACTCAACAACCCACTACTCGCTAGTTTTGTTGTAACAACAGTGGTTATAACACCAAGAATCTCAGGTGTCAGTAAAGCAGCAGCACCTCCCACACCCATGGCACCCTGACCAAAATTACCACCTAGTATTTGAGATATTCCATAAGCACCTAATGCACCTGCTAGTAATTGTCTTCCAAGAGTCCTTTTCACATCTTGTAGATTTCTTGAATCTTTCGCTAACAGTTTTGCTTCTTCTGCGTAGTATTTTTTCTTTTCCTCTACATCTTGTTTTATCAAGTTTTCAATAGCACTCATACTATTGTTGACAACTTGTAATTGATTTATTAATCTACCAAATGTTCTTTGTTGAGGTCTCTCTATATCTACAATATCACTTTCAACTTTAGATAGTCTTTCAAAAACACTATTTACCCTACGATTGATCGCAATCATGGGTGTTTGTGCTTCTACTTTTCTACCAGGTGTTTGCATTAGCTGCTTGTCTTTGCTGTGCTTCTAATTTTTGTTTTTCGAGAAACTTGACCAAGAAATTCACATAAACATCTCTCTCCCATGGCATCATTTCTTCTATATCACGCAGTGACCACTTATGATGTTGCATAAGTGAAAAGTTAGTTTCCAACATTTGATCAATGCTGGTGTGATATAGCATTATGCGAAAAAATTTGTCAAACCCTCAATCACCACATCAGAATCTTTTTTAGTTTTTGGGTTGTGAACACTGCCTTTGTATTGCAATTTAGGCATTGTTGCAAAAAAGTCCTCTATCAAAGAGAATTGCTGTGAATTGAGTTGTTCTATAAATTTTGTCAACTCTTTTTTTGTACAATCTGATGCAGACCATGCCTCATCAATAGTGAAAATAGTGTCGATACAATCAACCACCGTGTCAAATGCTTTATCAATTCTTTCATCATTATTCAATTCACTACCAATAAAATTATTATCCAAAAATTGTTGCATTGATGGATACTTCATTTTTATTGTTATCTCATCATTTACTTTTATCATGTCAGTGTGTCCATCAGGGACATCTAACTTGATATCAGATAAGTTTACAGTAAGTGGAACTTTAGTTTCATTGTCATCCTGACATGTAACTAATAGATCGACAGACTCACCTATTGACTTGCCTCTTATATTCAAAAACAAATACTCTAATTCAAAACTAGGCAATTTTTCAACGTCAACTCCACGTGTCACTATACAGGATTTCAGTACACTCTTCAGTGTAGAAGTGATGTTAGCATCGTTTCCACTTTCGAGAGCAATTAGTAAAACTTTTTCTTCTTTTACAAGAAATGGTCTATACTTTACTTTCTTACCTGTTATAAGTTGCAATTCAAAGGTAGGTGCAACGACCTTGGGTAAAGGCATGATATTATAATTCAGTATCTTATATAGGAGAGTTTTTTATAACTTTATTCAGGTTTTATATCAGGGACGTACCACTCACCACTATTAATGTCCACACCTTCAATAGGTTGACTTCCGTCGAATATTAAGAACTCTTCGTCACCGAATCCATCTACTGTTGTGGTGCCAGAGAATAAATCTTCTATAGAATCTGCATTCACGTCTTTTCTGTTATCTTTAGGAATTGATTTTACAATTCTATCAGAATCTCTAGATTCTTGCAATATTGCCCCTCTTCTTGAAGATCTGTCAACAAAATATTGATCATATTTGAACGTGATTGTTGTTTTGATGAGTTCTGCTCTACCATATGCTAGAGGAGCAGCAACAATACTGCTTGGAAATACATTTTTTAGTTTATATGTAATGCTGCTTGGTAATTTGAGATTGAATCTACTGGTCTTATTCAGTTTACTAAAATCATCATTGGTATCCTTACTAAAAGCAGTGATCTCCATATCACACTTATAAGTATTTGGATATTTCATTCTTCTAAAAGCATTATCTTTTGATCTACTGCTAGTTGGTGATATATACTCCATCCATGCGTTGAACACATCATTTGTAAAATAATCTGTCTGCGAGTAGTAAGTCAATATAACATCTGGAAATCTCCTAAAAGTAGCATATTTTTGAGACAACCCTTGTCTAAGACCATCAACTTGTGCAGTTTGAATATCAGAACCTGGTAATACCGCCTCTGAACAGAACAATGCAAGATAAGACCCTGCATCTTGTTCATCATAAAAACCATGTTTATCAATAAATGCTTTCAATCCTCCCTTTGCTTTATGGAAATTGATGCTGACATCATAATTATTATTGAACGCAGGGGTTATGTTACCAAAACTCGTCGTCGGGTCAGTCAGATTTATTGTTGGTAAGTAAAATCTACCAGATCTAAGTGCCTCTGCCCTCTGTGCCATCTAAATACAATATGTTACTTGCTATTTATGTCTTATAAAGGCAAATTTCGTCCCAAAAACCGTCAAAAATACAAAGGTGATGTAGGAGAGGTCATTTATAGGTCACTTTGGGAACTGAAATTTATGAAATATTGCGACACAAATAGTAAAATATTGAAGTGGTCATCAGAGGAAATTATTATACCCTATAAATCTCCAGTTGATAACAGGGTTCATAGGTATTTTCCTGATTTTTATGTGAAATATAAGGATGTAAAAGGTAAAATTAGAGAAAAGGTCGTTGAAATAAAACCTGCCAAACAAGTCAAAGAACCCAAGATGCAAAAAAGAAGAACAAAAAAATACGTGTCTGAGGTTTATACCTACGCAACAAATCAAGCAAAATGGGCAGCAGCAGAGGATTTTTGCAAGGATCGTAGGTGGGAGTTCCAAATACTGACGGAGAAAGAACTTGGAATATAAAAATGTTTTCC